GGCTGCGGCAACGCGCTATCGACGCTGCCAACTCCATCAGCGGATTTGATGCGGGACCCGTGCAAGGCGAGTGATGCCGGGAAGGACAGCGACGCAGATCTGCAGGCGGACATTGAGTCGGCAGAATGCCTGCGCCAGCTACGGCTCAATACTTATCGCTGGCAGGCATGGTACAAAGCGATCAGAGACTATACTTAACCATAAGCTCTGTGAGTATTCACAGTCGAAGCTTGCATAGCCCGCTTACCTGACTGCAGGGCGAAATGTCTAGGTGGCTCCTGCATTTTGCTGTTACTAAGCACAGATAAGCTAAATAAAAGGTCACGCTCAGGCGTGGCCTTTTCTTATCTGCTTCATCAGGTAATGCGACATCCTTCAAAAAAATACTGTCCTGCATTATCCGCCACTAAAGATAGGGCCTATCCTGACTGCAGCATATTGAAGCGGAGGGGATATGAAACAGCCGTTGGATTTGAACAAAGTAGCGGTATGGCAACTTACGTTCCGGTTTTCTAATGCAACTGTCCCGGACGGTACGGGCATCCACTTTGTGCGCGGGATAGAGAACGAACCGACGCGCCAGCTGTATGACCGGATCTTTGATGAAGTGGATGCAGAGCTGCGTGCTGAGTACGTTGATTATCACTTCGAGGGCTGCGACATCAGACCCGCGATAATGAAAGAATACTGACCGCCTACGGGCGGTTTTTTATTACTGAATATATGCCTGTATAGAGAGTAAATTTAAATAACCTTTCTTTGAGAAGATAACAATCGACATTAGAAACATACATATAATTAATCTTCTCTGAATCTTCTTTTCGACTCTTGTTCACTGATGTACTCAAAAGGCAGCAACTTTTCTGGTTTGCTCTCCAAAAACCAGCCCTGACTGCTGCGCTTAAGAACTGAGCCATTTGCAAAGCAAATATTACTCACACTGCGAATTAATGCGAATTTACCGTTATTAAAAGCGACCCGGTGAATGCAAATCGGATGTGAAGATTCTCCCTGAAAACGGCTCTCAACAATGCCACATGTGAGCATTACGTCGGTAATATTTTTCATGATTGCCTTCTATCTCAAAGTGTTCTGGTTACTAAAATTTTGTTTGAAGGAAGAGCGGCTTATCCTCCAATGCATTTACATTCAGATGGTAAGAAATCCAGACCGCAATACGGGCATTCAAGAGATAAGTCTTTACGCATTTTTCTTGCTTTCTGGTCTGCGATCTGAGAGCACCTGGGACAGGTAACATGTACGGGCGCTCTTTGAGCTTTCTAAGTCCGCTGGTGTACGACACGGTATGCTACTCCAAACTTTTAGACAGGAAGGTAAAAGCTACCAACAACTTATAGCTACATGAGGGGGTTAAAATCTCACAAGAAGGTTTTCAGGGTGCTTACCGTTCCTCGGGAAGAAAGAAGTGCCCACATTTCGGGCATATACAGGTAATGTTCTTACGGATTTTGCTGCTTTTTTGTTCCATTGCGTAAGAGCAGTGTGGACAGTTAACTTTAATTGGCTTATCCATGTACATTTTTAGGTCATCGAAAATAGTCATAAAATTTACTCTATAAATGTGTGGGTAATCATTGTATCCCTCCTGACTTTTATTTGCTCACTTATTGTTCAGTTATGCTTTTCGTAAGGTGAAACGGTCTGTACGAAGTTTCGCACTTCCGAAAGGCGCTCAAACATGTGGGTGAGAAAACCTTTCTTTAATGCTTAATTAGCAAGCCAATGGCATCAGCTGGTAGGCATCGTAATGGCTTTAACCACAGGAAAAGAACCATGGCTAAACCGGACTGGGGCGAGCTTCAGCAGCGGTTCCTGTCCGAACATGCCGGCACCGGCGTTTCCCCAAAAGACTGGTGTGAAGCGCAGGGACTGAACTACGCAACCGCCCGCCGTCATATCAAAAAGCCCGCTGCGCAAAGTGCGCAAATATCTGCGCAGAAAAAAGTGCGCAGTGCGCAGAAGGAAAAGGACGTTAATGCGCTGGTGGAAAGCGACGGACTGACAGCCCAGCAGCGAATCTTTGTAGCGGAATACCTTAAAGACCGCAACGCCACCCAGGCCGCCATACGTGCCGGTTACAGTGCAAAGACTGCTGAGCAAATTGGTTATCAGCTGCTTCAGAAAACTTCAGTTGCCGCTGCTATTGCGAAACAGCAAAAGGCCTCCCTGATGCGCACGCTGGCCTCCGCTGATGAAGTGCTGGCGCAGATGTGGCAGCTCGCCACGTTTGACGCCAACGAGCTTTCGCAATATCGCCGGGGATCCTGTCGCTATTGTCATGGCTTCGGCCATAACTACCAGTGGCGTGACATGGTGGAGTTTGAAGAGCATCGGCTAACAGCGATCGAGAAGAAGGGTAAAGAGCCCGTAGACGTCGGCGGCTATGGCTATGACCACAACCGGGAACCTAACCCGGGATGCCCGCGCTGTAACGGTGATGGCATCGGCCAGCCGTATTTCGCTGATACCCGTAAGCTGCCGCCTGCTTCCCGTCTGGCTTATTCCGGCATCAAGCTCGGTAAGAGCGGCGTTGAGATCACCGCCATCAGCCGGGAGCGGATGTATGAAGCCGTGATGAAGCGACTTGGACTTGCTGACAGTGAGTTTGCGCAGCAGCTGCAGCAGATCGAAATCGAGCGCCGCCAGCTGGAGGTGGAAAAACTCCGCAAAGAGCTGGCGGCCGATCCCGAAGACGAAGTACCGCTGCCCGTGGCAATCAACATTAACGTCGCGGATGCTCGCGTAAGGAAAGACGATGAAGGGGATATCGCCGACCCTTAACGTGCCGCAGGCGCAGTTTCTGGCGATGCCGCATAAATTCAAAGCCTACGTGGCGGGGTTCGGTTCCGGTAAAACGTGGGTGGGCTGCGGAGGCATCTGCAAGGGGATGTGGGAACATCCCAAAATCAACCAAGGTTACTTCGCGCCGACCTATCCGCAGATCCGCGACATCTTCTACCCGACAGTGGAAGAGGTGGCGTTCGACTGGGGCCTCAAGGTCCAGATCAACGAGAGCAACAAAGAGGTCCATTTCTACGCCGGGCGGCAGTACCGGGGAACCACTATCTGCCGCTCGATGGAGAAGCCAGCCACCATTGTCGGCTTTAAAATCGGTAATGCGCTGGTGGATGAGCTGGACGTGATGCCCGCGCTCAAAGCGCAGCAGGCATGGCGGAAAATCATTGCCCGTATGCGCTATAAGGTGGATGGCCTGCGCAACGGCATTGACGTCACCACCACGCCGGAAGGGTATAAGTTCGTTTACCAGCAGTTCGTCAAGGCGGTGCGCGATAAGCCGGAGCTGGCGGCTCTGTATGGGCTGGTGCAGGCCTCCACATTCGATAACGAAGCGAACCTTCCGGATGACTATATTCCGTCGCTGCTGGCGAGCTATCCGCCGGAGCTGATTAAAGCCTACCTGCGCGGGCATTTCACCAACCTGACCAGCGGCACCATTTATCACCAGTTTGATCGTAAGCTGAACAACTGTACCGACGAAGAGCAGCCGGGCGAGCCGCTGTTTATCGGCATGGACTTTAACGTCGGCAAGATGGCCGCCATCGTTCATGTAAAGCGTGAAGGGTTGCCGCGCGCGGTGCGGGAGCTTGTGAAGGTCTATGACACTCCGGCGATGATCAAACGCATTCAGGAAGAGTTCTGGCGCTATGAGGGCGGCCGCTACGTTGCCAGCCGCCAGATTTACATCTACCCGGATGCTTCCGGCGACAGCCGTAAATCCAATTGCGCCAGCCTGACCGATATTGCTCAGCTCAAAGAGGCGGGGTTCAGCGTCATGGTTAACGCTTCCAATCCGCCGGTGAAGGATCGTATCAACTCAATGAATGCCATGTTCTGCAATGCGCTGGGCGAACGGCGTTACCTGGTCAATGTCCAGCGCTGCCCGGTCTATACGGAAAGCCTTGAGCAGCAGGTATGGGATAAAAACGGCGAGCCGGATAAAAAGGCGGATAACGACCACCCCAACGATGGTGGAGGGTATTTCATCGTGAAAGATTACCCCATCGTTAAACCAGCATACTCAATCACCATGGATACCACCTTCTGATATGGCTAATAACGACATCACCTGGGTTCGTCCTGAACACCGGGCGGCCAGTGCTGCCTGGAAGAAAATCAGGGACTTTTGCAAAGGGGCAGAGGCGGTAAAAGAACCGGGCAATAACTACCTGCCTTTGCTCGACCCTACAGACAAAAGCATGCGCAACCGCAAGCGCAACGAAGACTACCTGCTGCGGGCGGTCTACTACGCGATCACGGGCAATACCAAGATTGGCCTCCTTGGGCTGGCCTTCCGAAAGGATCCGACCTTTTCCGCGCCGGAGAAACTTAGCTATCTGCTGAAGAACGCCGACGGCGCTGGCACCAGCATTTACCAGCAGTCGCAGCTGGTGACCGAGAACGTGCTGGAGGTGGCCCGCGACGGGCTTTATGTCGATTATGCTGAGGGCAGCGGCCAGGCCATCATCCTGCGTTATCTGGCCGAGAACATTATCAACTGGCGTACGAAGCGCATTAACGGACGCGATCAGCTGGTGCTGGTGGTGCTGCGGGAATGCGTGGAGAAGGAAGATGGTTTCGCTTTCAAGGATGAGGTCCAGTATCGCGAACTGGCGCTCGAAGGGGGCCGGTTCATCTGTCGTGTGTGGCGTCGCAGCGGGGATGCGGGTTCGGGCACGTTCGCAGTCAACAGCGAATACCAGCCAAAGCCCAAAGGCAAAGACAGCTGGGACGAAATCCCGTTCACCTTCGTCGGCGCGCAGAACAACGATCCGACTATCGATGATTCACCACTCGCCGCGCTGGTGGAGATAAACCATGGTCACTTCCGAAACAGCGCCGATTACGAAGACAGCGTGTGGTTCTGCGGCCAGGTACAGCCCTACATGACGGGACTAGATGAGGGATGGCGCGATCATCTGGAAAAGAAGGGGGTTAAAATCGGCTCCCGTTCGCCGCTGCTGCTGCCCAGAGAGGGCAACTTTGGTTATGCCCAGGCGCAACCCAACATGCTGGCGAAAGAGGCTATGGACAGTAAGCGCGACTACATGGTGCAGCTGGGAGCCCGGCTCATCGAACAGAACGCGGCAGTGAAAACCGCAACGCAGTCCAGCAGCGAGCAGTCATCGTCCACTTCTGTACTGGGGATCTGCGTCTCGAACGTATCGGAGGCCTATTCACTGGCCATCGGCTGGTGCGCGAAATATCTGGGCGTCGGCGAGCAGCAGGCGGCCTACGCGATCAACCAGGAGTTCATTGCTAAGGTCGCCGAATCCGGCATGGTTACCGCCATTGTGAACGCCTGGCAGTCCGGTGCAATCCGCGACACTGATATGGTTCGTGCGCTGCAGAAGCTTGACCTCATCAATCCGGCAGACAGCCCCGACGATATTATTGACGAGCTGCACAACCCCAATCCCACCCTGATCGGCGGTAATAATGGCAACGGTAAATGAAACGTTACGTGACGAAGCCATAGCCCACACCGCCTGGGTCAGCCGTTACAGCACTGGTGTGGCAAACCGCATGGTTAAGCTACTGAACGACAGCGACGCCGAGCTTACCGCACGGCTGCTGGTGGCGATGGACAGCCTGCCCACCAGCCAGTTTACCGTAGGCCGTCTCGAAAGTTTGCTTGGCGGCGTACGTGAGCTTAACCAGCAGGCAATAGCGGGCATGCAGACCAGCCTGACGGATGAGCTCCTGCAGCTGGCCGGGCACGAAGCAGGCTATCAGCTGAGTCTTTTCGATACGCTTCTGCCGCAGCAGGTGAAAGAGCGGTACCCGCTGCAAAGCATATCACCTGAACAGCTTTACGCGGCGGCTATGGCGCAGCCCTTTCAGGGACGTCTGTTGAGCGAATGGGCCGATAACCTTGAAGCCGACCGCATGGCACGCGTTGTTAATGCAGTGCGCCGCGGCTACCTGCTGGGCGATACCACGGAGACCATTGCCCGGCAGGTTCGCGGGATCGCCAGCAAAGGCTATAAGGACGGGGCACTGCAGCTCAGCCGGACCAATGCCTCCAGCATTACCAAAACGGCTGTGAATCACCTGGCAGCCACGGCGCGGACTAATTTTGCAGAAGCCAACAGCGATGTCCTGAAAGGTAAACAGTGGCTCTCCACGCTGGACAACAAAACCACGCCGACGTGCATCATCCGCGATCGCCTGCGCTACACCCTGGACAACAAACCTGTCGGTCACAAGGTTCCGTATCTGCAGGGGCCGGGGAAAATCCATTTCTGCTGCCGTTCTACGGAAACACTGATTACCAAATCATGGCGTGAGCTCGGGATCGACAGCGACGAGCTGGATGAAGGTACTCGCGCCAGCATGGACGGGCAGGTGCCAGCGGATACCACCTATCTTGACTGGCTGGCCCGGCAGTCGCCGCCGCGACAGGATGAGATCCTCGGGCCGGAGCGGGCCGCGCTTTACCGCGCCGGTGAGCTGAAGCTCGGGCAGATGTTCACGGACAAAGGCGAATGGATAAGCCTGGCCCGCCTTAAAGCGCTTAGTTGACTCCAGCACCTTTTCACTCATGGCTGCCTCCGGGCGGCCTTTTTTATTGGGCGAGGCCCATAACATCCCAAGGGGAAACCATGTTAATCCGAAATATGCTCCTGAAATATTACGCACCTGAAGACGATGGCCAGGGCAGCGGGGGTGGCGGTACCGAAATCACCCCAGAAATTCAGAAGCTGATTGATGATCAGGTCGCAGCTCAGGTGACCGGCCTGAAAACCAAAAACTCCGAGCTGCTGGGCACGATCAAGCAGCAGAAAGATAACCTGTCCCGCTATGAAGGCATCGACCCTGATGCCGTGCGCGGCATCCTGCAGCGTTTTTCCGACGACGAAGAGGCAAAGCTGATCGCCGCCGGGAAAATTGACGAGGTGCTGGATAAACGCACTGAGCGCCTGCGTGCTGATGTCGATAAGCAGATCAAAGCGGCCAATGAACGCGCGGATAAAGCAGAAGCGTTCTCTGGGAAATTCCGGGATCGCGTACTCGGTGATGCCATCCGGGCGGCAGCGTCAAAAGCTGGCGCGCTGGCGGAAGCATCCGATGACCTGATCCTGCGTGCCCGAGGCACATTCCAGCTCAACGACGAAGGCGAGGCCGTAGCAGTTGATGCGAATGGCGACGTTCTGTTCGGTAAGGACGGCAAAACCCCACTAAGCCCGCTTGAATGGGCGGAGTCACTCAAGGAGACGGCCCCGCACCTGTTCCCGCGTGCTGAAGGTACTGGCGCGGGCGGACACAAGCCAGGCGGTGGTGGCAGCCATAAACGTTCAGAGATGAGCGCCAGCGAAAAGGCGGACTATATCCGCAAGCATGGCCAGCAGGCCTTCCTCAAACTCCCGAAATAAGAGACTTACTCAATGGCTACAACTGTTAATAACGATCTGGTCATTTATGACGATCTGGCGCAGACCGCTTTCCTCGAGCGCCGCCAGGATAACCTTGAGGTGTTCAACACATCTTCCAATGGTGCGATCCTGCTGGATAACGAGCTGATTGAAGGCGACTTCCGCAAGCGCGCTTTCTACAAGGTAGGTGGCTCCATCGAGTCGCGTGACGTAAATTCCGTCGGCAAAGTGAACGGCAAAAAAATCGGTGCAGGCGAAGCGGTGTCTGTTAAGGCGCCGTGGAAATACGGTCCGTACGAAACCACTGAAGAGGCATTCAAACGCCGTGGACGCACGGTGGATGAGTTCTCCGAGGTGATCGGCGTTGATGTGGCTGATGCCACCCTGGAAGGCTACGTGAAATATGGCCTGAAGGCGCTAACGGCTGCAATCGGAGCTAATGCCGATATGGTGGTGACCGCCGATATCGAAACCGACGGAAAGAAAACCCTTACACGCGGGCTGCGCAAATACGGCGACAAATTTAACCGCGTGGTGCTGTTCGTCATGCACTCCGCTACTTACTTCGACATCGTGGACGAGGCGATCGCCAGCAAGATTTACGAAGAAGCGGGCGTGGTGGTGTACGGCGGACAGCCGGGCACCCTGGGTAAGCCGGTGCTGGTGACCGATACCATGGACGCTGCCGCCATTCTGGGGCTGGTGGCCGGTGCGGTGACCGTAACCGAATCACAGGCGCCGGGCTTCCGCTCCTACGACATTAACGACCAGGAAAACCTCGCAATCGGCTATCGCGCGGAAGGTACTGTCAACGTTGAACTACTGGGCTACAGCTGGGATACGGCCAAAGGCGAGAATCCGGATCTGACTGCTATCGGCACAGCCGGTAACTGGAAGAAGCATTTCACCAGCAACAAGTCCACTGCAGGTGTGCTGATCAAGCTGGGAACCGCCCCGGGGGAGTAACACTGTCAGCGGATAAAACCTCCGCAACTGCTGACAGTACCGATGCGGTTACCTTTTCCCTGAAATATACCCGTAACGGCGCGGGCGTGTCCGGAGCAGCTGTCGCCTGGTCGTCTACTGGCGGAACGCTGAGCACTGCAGGATCGCAGACTGGCTCTGCCGGTGGCGCCACGGTGAAACTCACTTCTGATACCGCCGGAACGTTCACCGTAACGGGTACGGTCGATGGTGGGGCGCAAACCAGTGAAGAAATCACCTTCACTGCCGCTGCCGGAGACTAACTGACGGGGCGAAAGCCCCGTTTCTTTGGGTGCAACGATGATCATTACCGATACCACTTCATCAGCCATGAACAGCTACGCGGGCGAGGCGGATTTGAGAGCCTTCGCAGAACTGCGCGACATTACGCTGCCGGAAAAGATCGCGCCGTTGCTCATCAGAGCGATGGATTACCTTGAAGGGCTGGACTGGGCTGGTTGGCGGAACAAACCGAATCAGGCGCTGGCGTGGCCGCGCGGGGGGATCATCCTTGACGGATACGAGCTGCCTGCCGGTGAGGTACCGCGTCAGGTTGTTACCGCGCAGTGCATGCTGGCGGTTGAGGCGATGGATGGCAATCTGCTGGGCAGTGTGCGTGAGGCGGCCGTGAAGTCCGAGCGCGTGGAGGGTGCCGTAACCACGACCTATGCCGTCGCTGATGGTGAGGTGTTCAGACCGTCTTACCCGGCGGTGATGGCCCTGCTCGGCGATCTGGCTGGTGGTCGTGGCTATGCAGTGAATACTTTTGCGGAGCGTGCATAACATGCCTGATTTAACGATCGTACCGTTCAAGCCAAAGCCTGAATCCGGTACCGATAATACTGAAGTAATCCGACTGCTCACCGACGCCCTGGAACATGCCCGTAAAGGCTCATGCCATAGCGTAGCGCTGCTGCTTATCGACGGCGACGGTAACGCGCTGGATTGCTGGCACAACGGCGGGCGGCCTTATGTCCTCGTCGGGGCACTGGAGTCGCTGAAGCTGGATTTCATCAACGCCAACATTGAGCGCCGATAATATGGCTGTTGACTACACCCGCATGAAAGCCACCAGCACACGCCTGCTTACTGAGAACGGCGCGGCGTACCCGGTTAAGCGCAAGGGCACAGTAGCGGTCACCGGCGGCGTTGAGCATCGCGAACCGGATAAGTCCTTCACTGTGATCGGCGTTCGGACTGAGTATAAACCCGGCGAAATTGACGGTACGGTCATCATAAACGGCGATATGCGCATTGTGTTTACCGCCGATGCTGAGCTGTGCATCGGTGACATGGTGGACGTGGATGGCAAATGGTACCGCATTGAAAAGCCCAACCCGGTTAAGCCTGGCAAACTGCTGCTGTGCTATCGCGCTCAGCTGAGGGCATAACATGGCAGATAACCAGGCGTTTATGGTTTCCATTAATGCGTTCGTCAGCCAGGCAAAGGAGAGGCAGGAGGAAGTGGTGCGCGTGGTCGGCATCAAAATCCTGGCACGGCTGGTGCAGATGTCGCCTGTAGGCAATCCCGAGCTGTGGGCGGTCAACCAGACGGCGGCGGCCTATAACGCGGCGGTCGCCGAGCACAACAGCCTGCTGCGGCAGAACCCGGACAACCTGACTAAAGCAGGGCGCCTGCGGCCGGGTCGTAAGGTAAACGACAGCATGGACCTGAAGGCACCGCCGGGCTATACAGGCGGGCGTTTTCGCGGTAACTGGCAGGTGTCGTTTGACCAGCGGGCAACGGGCGAGACCGGCCGCATCGACAAGGCTGGCCACGAGACGATCGCCGCAGGCAACCTGGTGCTGGAGCAGTTCAAGGTCGGTACCACGGCGGTCTATTTCTGCAACAACGTCCCGTACGCCTACCCGCTGGAGATGGGCCATTCCAGCCAGGCGCCCGGCGGCATGGTGCGCATCACCGCCGCCGAGTTCCAGCGGTTTTTCAGCGAGGCAGTCAGCGAGGTTAAAAATGATACCGGACATCACAACGGCACTTGAGGCCATGCTGGGTCTGTGGGCAGACGGCGAGGGTGTACCGGTAACGTGGGATAACATTCAGTTCGAGCCGCCAGGCGACGGGCTGTATCTGATTTCCCATGACATGCCCGCGCAGCCCTACAGCATTGATATGGCTGGTGACTGCCGGGTCTACCCCGGCGTGTATCAGGTCACCGTCGTCGCGCCAGCGGGTGGCGGCAAATCACAGGCCAGAGCGATAGCCCGCCGCGTTGCCGGGCTGTTTCCGGAGAACCAGGAGATCCCGGGCGACGGCTTTACTGCCTGGGTGACATCACCGCCTGCCATCTACCCCGGCATACCGGACGGCGTGTCCTACTCCATCCCCGTCAGCATCAACTACCGGGCTGATATTTCAGCCTGATCATCCCCACCGGCGCTGCCGGTTTTTTTATTTCTACATGGAGAATCCCTATGGGCTTCGCATTACCCAATGGCGCCACGGTATTCGTCGGCTCGAAACTCGCCACGCCTGTGGCGGTGACGGGCGTCAGCAATGCCGCAGGCGCCGTCTTTACCGTCGCAAACGGCCACGGCCTCGCTGTGGGCGATGTGGTGCTGGTTTCCAGTGGCTGGGCTCTTATTGACAGCCTGGTGGCCCGCGTCACGGCGCAGACGACCACCAGCGTGACGATCGGGGTGATCAACAGCACCGATACCAACTTCTTCCCGGCTGGCTCCGGCATCGGTTCACTGAGTAAAGTAGCCGAATGGACTGAAATCCCGCAAATCACTGAGGTTGCTCAGTCTGGCGGCGACCAGCAGTACACGCAGATCCAGTTCCTCGCCGATGACCGCCAGCGCAACCTGGCGACCTACAAGGCTGCTAAGTCTCAGAATATTACGATGGCGCATGACTCTACTTTGCCGATTTACAGCGTGCTGTCAGCTGCCGATCGTTCCGGCGATACGCTGCCGCTGCGCATGTACGTGCCGAAAGCAAAGGAAATGCGCTACTGGTCGGCAAAGGCATCGTTCGATCCTATGCCGACAACCTCTGTAAACAACGTCGAAACGGTGCAGCCAGCTTTTGCCATTCAGTCGCGTGACATGACGTTTTACAAAGACGCCGCCCCGCAGGCGGCAGCGTAATCAAGTCCGTTAACTGGCCCGTCAGCGGGCCTTTCTTTTTGCCGAGGAATACATGGCCACTAGATTTCAGCTGCAACCAAAACCCACGTTTAAAGCCGACGTTAAGATCCCGCGTGCCGGTGACGATGACGGGGTAATTACCTTCACCTTCCGCCACAAGCCGATAAAGGAGCTGGCCGCGCTTGAGACGATGGAAGGCAAAACCGCCGTCGATTTTCTGGTGGAGATCACCGAGGGCTGGGCACTGCCTGACGCGTTCAGCCAGGAAAATCTTGAAGTGCTGCTGGACAACTACCCGGGCGCGATGAAAGCGATCGTCAGGACCTATTACAGCGAACTGACGGGTAACCGCGAAAAAAACTGATAGCGGTTGCCTCGGCGTTTTATACGCCTGAACCCTCCACCGAAGACCTGGCCGCATTCGGCCTGAGCGCTGACGACTACACCGAAGAAGAGCAGACCGTTGAGGTATGGCCGGATGTCTGGCCTGCTTTCGCCGTCTTCCAGTCAATGGGCACCCAGTGGCGTACAGGCATGGGCGGCATCACCGGGCTGGATTACAACGTGCTGCCCTGGCTGATGAAGCTGAACGGGGTGGAGGATGAGGCAACCGCGTTAACAGACATCCGCGTGATGGAAAGCGCGGCGCTGAAAATTGTCCATCAGGGGGCGTAATGTCTGATATTGCAACGATTTCGCTCCGGGTGAATACCGCCGAGCTGGAGCGCGGGAATAAGGCGCTGGACGATTTCCAGCAAACGGCCGGCGGCGCGGCAAACAAGGCCGATGATCTGAACTCGGTATTTCGCGCGGGTGCATCCGATCAGAAAAAGAATACCCAGAGCCTGAAAGAGCAGCAGCAGGAGCTGCAGAATCTGCTCAACAAAATCAGTCCTGTTAACCGCGCAATGAACGAACTGGAGACGCTGCAGGCGTCGCTGGCGGGCTTTCGCGGCAAGGGACTATTGGGGGATGAGGATTTCGGGCGGTTCAGCGCAGTGCTGGATACCACCCGTAATAAACTTTTTCAGGTTATGGAGGCCGAGACCGCTGAAGGACAGGAGCGTCTGAAGCTGGCTCAGGAGACTGAGCGCGCCAGCGCGGCGCAGAACACTTTCCTGAAAAGCCTGGCCGAACAGGCGGCAACCTTTAGGGCGTCGAAATCAGACGCCCTGGAGTACAAAGCGGCGCTGATGGGTATGTCTGAGGAAGCCGCTCCGCTTATCCAGCAGATCCGGCAGCGTGAGCTGTCCATTGCCAGCGAAGCCGAGCAGAACAGGCTGGCTGCGCAGGAGCTGCGTGAAAAACAGGCCGCTGAACGACAGGCGGCTGCCGAGGCGTCGCGCCTGCAGTCGCAGAACGACAACTTCGTTGAGTCGCTGCGCAACCAGGCGCT